ACTGCTTGTTTGATTTCGTCTCTAGTGATCTTATCATTAGGTTCAAAAACAAACGGTTTAGCAAGTCTGTTAAGTTGTGATCTTAAGTAGATTACTAAACGAGCTACGTTGATTCTGTCAAGTGCGGAACTACCCGAAGCTCTTGTTCTTTGACCATAGTTAACAAGTCCTACACCGTTAAAGAATGTAAGTGGGTTAACTTTGATATCATACAGTGTATTTCTTTGTGAATCAGTTAATGAAACATTATTAAAATCACCTGTAGTAGCATCAACATAACCTACTGATGTAGCATTTGTAATACCACCTCTTCTGATACCTGCTGGAGCAAACCAAGGATAAGCAACCTGATCACTAACTGCGATTGTTTTAAGCATCATATGTGAGCTTGGAACAACCACTGTTGATCCTGTGTTATCAGTAGTAAGTCCACTTGGATAAAACACACCAGTGTATTCATCAAATGTTACAAGTCCAGTATCACCGTTATCAGTAGCACCGTTTGTATTGTTACCCCATTCAATTAAAGACTGTGTATCTGCTTTAAGTCTGAACGGTGAATCAGCAACAATAAACGCTGTTGTTCCTCTGTCAGTGTTTAGATCAACCAAGTTCTGTGTAACTTCTGGATAGCCTGGGCATGACAGTAAGTTAAATTGACGAACTTCATCTTCTCTAATTTGCTGGTTGCTTGCGATAGTTGCTTTTAGTTTTTCAACAACACTTTGTCTTTGTGCTTTTCTACCAAATGCGCTTCCTGAGTCAGTAACCCATTTATCAGTTGCGTAGTTAGCCATTGACTGATTGTTAAATCTAGCATTATCATCGTTTACATCGATGTAATTTTCTCTGTAAACTTTAATGTTAAATCCTGATCTACGTGTGTTGAATAACAAAATATTCTGAGGATACAGTGCTGGATCTGGAGCGTCTGGATCTAAATAATCTGACGATAGCAAATCTTTGATTGTACCGGCTTCTTCTTTGGTTCCATCTGTTCCCCATCTAGCATCAGCAAACACAATACCGTCTTCACTTGTAGCATCATCATTATCAACTAGATTCCATTTTTGCGCGGCTAAACTATACTTGTAAATTACAGGATAGTTTTCTAAGTCACTAGTATCAATCCAAATATCTCCATCTGCTAATGTTGTCGAATCACTTTGTTCAATTGGACGAGTTGGAGAAACAATAGGACCATTTGGATCTGTACCACTGAATGGAGAAGTTACCGATCCATATCCTACCCAAGTAGTACCGTCGTGTATCATAATGTCAACTTCATCAGTTAAACTTGAGTACCAACGCTGTCCTTCTTGTGGATCGTTTTGCGGAGCATCATTTGCTGCAATGTAACCATATGTAGTACCTGCTAGTGGTAACCAATTGCTAGCAATAAAGTCATATGTTTCACCTTGTGGTGCCGCATAAAGATTTACTGTACCAGTTGTTGTAGCAATGTCATAAGCACTAAAGCCTAAGTTAGCCATTGCGCTGTCTACATCTTCAAATCTAATTTCACCGCCTGCGTTATGTTTAATTACAATTTTGCCATTAACTACTTCTGCTTCAACATGATTTAGTTGAGCATTATTAATAGCAGTAACAACAGTATTAGCATCACTTACAGCACCTGCCGCAGTAAATGTAATTTTTCCTTTAAAATTATTACTTGCGTTTGGCTCATCACTAAGTGCAGCTTGTCCGATTACTGATTCTCTAATGTTAATTGTGTAACTGCCTGCTCCTAATGTACTTGCAGTTACTGTACCACTTTCTACACTAGTTTCTCCAGCCTGCTTTCTAACAAAAATTTTGAAGCTAGCAGTTTGCGGTGTAGCATCATAACCTGAATCTTCAGTGTAGTTGTACTGTACAAACAATGAATCCTTAGTAATCGATTCGCCACCTGTTGTTCTATCTAAATTGTAGATAGCAGTTTGTGGATTTTTATACAATGGTGCTAGTGTTTCAACCCAAGATTCAGTAGCTGAATCCCATGATTTAATTCTCCAGCGTGAACCTTGATTTGGTTCAGTTGTTTTTACCCAAACGCTTCCTGAAGGGCGTGGAAATTGTGAAGTCGACTTCCACTGTGGCACTGAAGTGTGTGGACCCATTTCCAATTCTGGAGCATAATAAAACCCTGCGCTAACTCCGCCTGGTGTACCAAACAGTGCGTTAATTGAAGCAGAACCATCAGCTAATTCAATTGATGCTTGTGTCGGATCAGTACTGTCGCCTGGGCTTGAATCTGTTACTCCTGTTACATAAAGTGTAAACTTATTATTAACTTTGGCAGCCTTAACACCTTGAATGTTAAGGTTATTAACGGTAGTTACAACAGTGTCAACAGTTGAACCTTGTGGTAGTGTAACAGTTGTGCCGTTAATTTCAAAAGTTGTTTGAGCTACTTGTGCTGAATGTCCATCTCTTTCAGCAGTAAACACTGGCCAAGTTTTACGCCAAGCATCTGTTCCTACTTCTGCCCAACTAACAGGATTACCAGCTGTTGTATAGTCTACGCCTTTATAGTAAACTCTAACAACGTCTGATACTGTTACAATAGCATAGTCTCCTACTCTACCAACGCCAGTTGCCGGTGAAGTACCGCTTAGTTTTTCTGTATCAGTTGAATTAATAATAATAGGAGATTTGTTACCAAACTTTTGACCATCTAGTGTTGAAGGATTTCCGTCCCATTCAAAAACGCCCCATGATGTGCTTTGTGTATCAAGCCACCATTGTCCGTCAAATGGATTTGCTCCAGGCACATTTGCTTGAGCAGTTAATTCGTTAAGATCAATATCAGCTCTTACTACAAACGCCGAGTTAGCAACTCCTAAGAATGAATACGCCGCTTGTAATCCATATTCGTTTTGTTCGTCTGCGTGTCTAGGACCGCCTGAAACTGTTTGTTTAAAAACTGGTGTACCAAAAAAGTCAACTAGTTCTCGTTGACTAGAAACTTTGTATACTTTGCCTACGTTTGCCGCCAATGTTCCTTGTGCGATTCCTGTGGCAGAAGCATTCTGTTTATCTTGAGCTGTAGCAAGTACGATAAGTGGAGTGGTACCTCCATCTGCGGGAGTGTAAAAACTCTCGTCAGTTACCGTAACCTGGACGCCTGGTGATTGTAGTGCCATTCGATTATCTCCTGATGGTTAAATTCTTGTATAGATATTTATCGGCATATGGCAAAAATGCGGTGTAAACAACATAGAAAAAGGGGTAAAAAAGGGTAAGTACTAGTATGAGACCACTATGTAAGTGCGGTTTAAGACCGGCCGCTATAAACTATAAGAAAAACGGACGCACATATTACCGGAAGTTGTGCGAGAAGTGCGTTAAGCACGGTGAAGGACATGGAATACCTAAATGGTATCAGTTTGGTTATAGGATGAAAGATACTTGTGATAAGTGCGGTTTTAAATCAAAGCACAAAGAAGTGTTTAACGTGTATCATATAGATGCTAATTTAAATAACTGTAGACCAAGTAATTTAAAAACAGTTTGTGCTAACTGTCAACGCACACTTCAGAAAGAAGGTAGTCGCTGGAAGCAGGGAGATCTAACCCCTGATTTTTAAAGATAGTTTTCATTAGTACATTTACATTAAGTTTTAATCTATCTAAATCTCCGTTATTATCAATAGTGTAATCACACATCCATTGTTCGATTGTCATGCTAGTGTTAGGCTCTAAATGACAATGATCAGAACGATCAACCCAGATAGCATAATCAAAAATTTCTTCATTCTTCATAGCATGAAATTCACGCTTGTTACGTAATCCACAATAGATATCGTGTTTAGCAAACAAATTACGACCTAAACGTGCTAGATCATCGCGGCAATAATCATGTATCATATTGTACCATTCAGTACGATGATTATGTCTGTCAGCATAACATTCTTCTTCGTTAGCGTAACCGTATTTGTCTTTTAGATCATTGAATATGAACAGTTCTGAACAGAACTTTGAACTTGATTGGAATGTATATCCGTATGCTTCTAGCATTTCGCATACAGTATCTTTGCCATGACGGCCGTGTCCTACTACTAATAATTTTGGAAGTTGTTTGTTCTTAAGCATCTATATAGTATACGATCAAACAAACTAGTTGTCAACCATTAATACCAAGGTTTGGCTCTTTTTTTACTCTGTGGATTGTTCAATCTATTTGCTAACACACTTGCTGTATTAATAGATTTTGTACGCTTTTGATGTCTTGCTTGTGTAGGTGCTGTTCTAGCACGAGTACGTTTCATTTGCTGTGCTCTTGCTACATTAGGATGATCAAAACATTTTGAAGGATGGCTTACTTGTCTGCTTTTTCTAGGACCTGAAGCACAGCGAAACTTTTGTTTTACAGTTCCACCTCTAGCATCTTTTTTACCTACACCCCATACTAACTTTGCTTCTTCGATGTAGTAATCTTCATACTCTTGTGATATAAATTCTGATGCTTTCATTGCTTATCCTATAATTAGACTATAACCTGAATTCTGTCCGCCTGCTACAGAAGTTACTAACTCCATAGTAAGCCTTTCTAAGTCTGCTTGTGCTTCTGCTTTTAAATTAGCACCATTAAGTGCTGTTCCGCCTTGTGGTCCAGCAATACTAGCAAACTTTTCACGTGCTTGTGCTAACATCATTTTACAGTTAGCAAGTGTATAATCTTTAATCCATTGTCCTGAATACACATCTTTGATAATACTTACATCAGGTTTACGATTAAAAACATGAAGTGCTACTTCTTCTTCTGATCTTGGTCTTTGATGTATAAACAATTTTTTAGTTTCTGGATGCCAACTAAACTGAATAAAACTACCAAATGTTTTACCTACTCTTTCTTGGTATCCTGCGAAAAGTTCGTATGTAGCAAGTCCGCCCATGTTAGTTGAGCTTAGTAAGTAGGTGTTTGTGTATGCCAAGTTAAATGGTTCAAATACTGTTCCGCCCTGGCCGCCGCCACTGCGTGAACCAATGCTTCTACGCATTACTTCTCTTACCATTTGAATCTCATCTGGTAAAATATATTCATTTTGATCAAGTTCAAGTTTTAAAAATGCAAAACTTTCTTCAACAGCATTATCTGAACGCTGTCTAAATACACCCAACGATCTTTCTAAAGCAGTTTCGTAGTGTTCTGGATCAAGTTCAACATCAATCATGCCTTCACCTAGCATAGTGCGGCAGTAATCGAATACTTTTTGTTTTTCAGTGTCTAATTGGCTCATGTAAGTATTTATCGTTCCGATAAATATGTTTATGCCAAGATTAAGTTTATACCGCCCAGAAAAGGGCAACGACTACAAGTTTATAGATAAAACCGCCTGGGAAATGTTCCAAGTAGGGGGTACAGACGTGCTTTTACACAAGTACATAGGCCCCGGTGAACAAGCAGACGGAGAATATAGTCCTACGGTTCCAAATTACGAATCAAGTACATCAACTCCTGAAACACGCATTCAAGATATGTTGTTTTTAGAGAATAGAGATAGAAAATATGAACCGGATGTGTATCCATTGAGAGGTGTTTACAATGTTAACAACATTGATTTTAACCTAAGTCAATTTGGTTTGTTTTTACAAAACGATACATTGTTTATTACTTTCCATATTAATGATACAGTAGAAAAACTAGGCAGAAAAATTATGGCAGGTGATGTAATTGAACTACCTCACTTGAAAGATGACTTTGCTTTAAACGATTTAACTTTTGCTCTTAAAAGATTTTATGTTATTGAAGAAGTAAATCGTGCTGCAGAAGGTTTTAGTGTAACTTGGTATCCTCACTTATACAGAGCTAAATGTACACCGCTAGTAGATAGTCAAGAGTTTAAACAGATACTTGACAAAGTTGCTGACGACGAAAACTTCAAAGGCAAATGGAATTCAGAAGTACAATATGAAATCGGAGATGTTGTTGAATTTGAAGGGACAAATTACACAATAATTGAACCAGTTAAAGGTATTGCTCCGCCCGATAGTACGTACTATAAATTTGCTGATAGACTCAGAGATATTATGAGCACGTATGAAAAAGAAATGCAGATTACAGAAGCTGTACAAGATCAGGCCGAAGCAGATGCTCCTCGTAGTGGTTATGATACAACTCCTTATTACACTGTTCCTATTGATCCTGATACAGGTCATGTAAAAACTGTAAACGCCAGCAACATACAAATTGGAGCCGGGCAAACAGGTAATGCTGTTAATGCTACAACTATTGAAGCAACACCAGTTAAAGACGGATATCAAAACTATCACGAAGATGCCGAAACACCCAATGGTGCTCCGTTCACAAGCGGTATTACATTCCCAGGCGGACCAGTTGAAGGGCAATTTTGTCTTCGTACAGATTATCATCCTAAGAGACTATTTAGATATGATGGGAGAAGATGGGTGAAATACGAAGATAATGTAAGAATGACAATGAGTCAGAATGACACAGCAAGCGGTAATCCAAGATTGAATCAGAAAGGATCGTTTATTAATAATCCTACTGTAAGTACAATTAACGGTAAACAAGTTGAAGAAAAACAAAGCCTAAGCAAAGTGCTTAAACCTAAAGCGGACAATTAATAATGGATTTCTTTTATGACGGACAAGTAAGACGCTATGTAACTCAATTTATGAGGATGTTCATAGGGTTTAAGTACAAAGACGGTGACGGCGATTTAAAGGCCATACCGGTTAGTTACGGCGATTTAACAAAACAAGTATCTCAAATTATTAGAGAGAACAGTGAAAATAAATTACCAAGCGTACCTAAGATTGCTTGTTACATTACAGGTTTAGAATTAGATAGATCTCGTACAGCAGATCCTACATTTGTTAGTAAACTAAGTGTGCGAGAAAGAGACTACGATGATTTTGACGCAGGCGGAGACCCTATCTACAAAAACAATCAAGGTCCAGGATATACTGTAGAACGTTTAATGCCTACACCATTTAGATTAACTATGCGAGCTGATCTTTGGACCTCTAATACTGATCAAAAATTACAAATACTAGAACAAATCCTAGTTTTGTTTAATCCAAGTTTAGAAGTACAAACTACAGACAACTATATTGATTGGACAAGTTTAAGTGTAGTGGAACTTAACGGATTAACGTTTTCAAGTAGGAGTATTCCACAAGGTACAGAAGTTGACATTGATATTGCTACAATGGATTTTGAAATGCCTATCTATATCAGTCCTCCAGTTAAAGTTAAGAAACTAGGCGTTGTACAAAATATTATAATGAATATGTTCGACGAATCAGGACAATTAAAATCTGTAGAAGAACTAGCGTTTAATACTAGCGGCATAGTTCAACGAAGTGTATTTGCTACACCTGGAGAGTTTGGAGTATTATTGTTAAGTTCTAAAACTGTAACAGGAACTGATACAGGCGATTATTACGTTAGTGTACTTGACAGCAGTGAAGCAGTTAAAGAGCTTGGACTATCAACACCTGTAAAACAGGGAGAGCGCATTGATTGGAATGAAGTACTTCCTATATATGGTGGATATAAAGACGGTATAAGTCAAATTAGATTTACTAAACCAAACGGTACAGAAATTATAGGAACTTTTACAGTAAATCCTTTAGATTCTAGTTACCTAGTTGTAACATTTGACAATGATACATTGCCGGCAAATGACATTCCTTTAGTAACTGGAATTATAGATCCTACTACATTTAATCCTAAAGACCATTTTAAAAATAATATTCCGACCGGTACAAGATACTTAATATTAGAAGATACAAATCCAAATGTAACAGCATGGGATAACACTCAAGCAAACGCCAACGACATTATTGAATGGAATGGGACATCCTGGAACATTGTATTTGACGCTAGTTCCATTACAGATGAAACCTTTGTAACTAATCAAAATACTATGATCCAATATAAGTGGGATGGCGAGCAATGGATGAAATCCTTTGAAGGTGAATACACAGCCGGATATTGGGGTTTTGATTTAGTTCCTTAATATATAACAGTATGCAAAAACGTGCTGGTATATTATTTCTATCAACAAAAAGTAGTAGAGTTTTCCTAATATGGGAAAACAAATGGACTGTTCCTACCTTTATAAGAGAAAATTCTGTTATTGAAGATGCTCAAGGACTGCTTACAACCTATGGCTTGCCGGACGCAAAGTTTGTGCCTATTGAATTATATACAAGTAAGGATAGCGGGTTTGAATATAGTACCTATGTTGTACTTGTTGATCAAGATTTTGCTTGCCCAGACGGAACATACAGTTGGTCAAAACTAGATGATTTGCCAAAAAATGTTCATATCGGTTTAAAAAACACATTGTCAAACAAAATCACACAGGTTAAAATTGAAACCATTTTAGCTACAGGTAAAAGTTATGATATCGATTAAAAAAAGTTCAGGTTATAGAAGAGATTGTGAAATTTACGAAAAGTACATTAACTATGTACACGGTCAAGAACAAAAAGAATTTATACAAATGTATGAAAAGTTTAAACTTCTTGTTGAAGAATTTGATAAACAAGCACTAGCACTAGACGGACATAAAATGGCTTATAATACTCATGCCCAAATGAAAGATAAGCTAAACGCTCATAAAAAGAAAATGGATGATCAAGTTAAGACTGCGAAACATATTGTTCGATCGATTGAAAGTCATCGACTTTCATAACTTCAAATAATTTTCTCATGTCTGCTTTTGTAAAAACTTGATACTGTCCTTCTAATTTTTTAGGAAATGC